ACATTTGAAACTGATTGTGTTAGTGATGGTTGCCCTTTATGACATATCAGTTTTTGATCTAGGCACTGTTGGAAAAGCGCGTTAGCTTCAATGACTTCTGATACTTTAGGAAAGATTGGCTCCTTCTTAATTCCAGCCTCTTTCATCGCATCTGCAAGTAGTTGCTGACCACTTGCTCCGTCTATTACTACATTTTGTAGTTCTGCTTGCTTTAAGAAACGAGCCAACCATCCTAAGCCATTACGTTGCGGCTGACAATCTATACTTTCTACAAAAATTAAATCGTTTGTTGTCTTAACTGCAACACTTAATGCAACATTTTTTCCATCTGCGCCAAAGCGTATGCCTGCATATAACTTACCCTTAAACTTAGGTAACTTATCAACCTGTAATTCCTTCCACTGTGATTCGCTGATATCTGATTTAAGATTTAACTTAGTCCAGTATCCTAAGCGCTGAATGTTGAAGTCTAATTCATCTTCACCGATTTCATCACGTATCTTACGCTCAGTTAAAATTGTACCCAGTGATGGATTTGTCTCATACCAAGCCTCTACATCATTGACATCTGTCATGCTTTCAACAGACCATTCAGCCCAGCCAGTATTGCTTGTTTTGCCTGCCAAAGTATTTTCACGCATATGTGTGAACACTGTACCAGATGAAACCATTGTAGGCGGTGTTCCGCAGAATATCGTCTGTGGATTCGGGGATGATGATACAACGTATTTCAATGTAGTCTCTTGATCGTTCTGATATTCCTGTGCCTCGTCAATAATGAGTAGGTCATATCCTTCGCCAAGTCCACCCTTAGATGTTCTTGTTCTGAACGATGCAAGCCCACCACCCTCTATCATCTCGATTTTTTCCAGTCCATATTGACGAGTTACTATGAAATCTTCTTTTTCTTTGTATCCAGCTTTAGCCATAATGTCATATAGACGGCTAAAGGCTGAACTAGATGTTGGTGTTCTGTGCGCTGTATGCAGTATATGCTCACCTTTAATTAAGCCATACAGTTCTCGTATGGTAATGACTTCGTTCTTACCATTTCTTCGAGGTACAGCATATCCAAACTTTGAATGCACCCATAGTTCTTCATCATCATAGGAAAGTAAGTCGTAGATTAATAACTTCTGCCAGTCCTGTGCTTTACGTTTTGATTTCTCATATAGTTTAATTGCTTCTTCTCCATACGTTTTTTCGTACGGTAATATAACGGATTGAGTTGGTGTTTGGCGGCCTAATCTTTTAGGTTCTGCCATAACTCCTCCTATCCGTTTCTCATCATTGGCGGTCCAGTTGCCTGCAATTTACTCATATTAAACCTCCGTAAAATAAAAACACCGCAAAATTATGCGATGTCTTATTCCATACCTGCTAATCTATATTGCTCATTCACCCATTCTTTGAACTTTTCAAATGCCACAAGTGCATCTTCTGGAGCATCATCTATCATTTTACAATTAACCATATATGGCTCATAAATTTTTTGCAATTGTTTAATTTCATCAGGATATATTAAAACCATAATGTTATCTCCTTAAAATCTTTAAAATACTATATTCCGCTTCAACCTCGTCATATTTTCCGATAGCATACATATCGCTAGCATATTTACTTATACTACCGACATTTTCTCTTGTAATCCCTAGCGTGTCAAGTTTTTTCTTACATTCTGCGCGCAAATCATTAAGATAATCGTGATGATTTTCTGACGTGATTTTATCGTGCTTTTTTTCGTATTCTTGCGCTTGCTTGCAATGATACATTTCATGAAACGGTGTCGAGTATGGGTCTTTCTCGGCAGCGTGTCCTTCTTGCAATAGAACTATTTTCTTTTTATCACCAACAACAGGCGTATAGGAAATTAAATTATTTGCCGCATCATACCGTGCAATAGCATGGTTAATTTCTGCTGAATCCGTAATTAGAATAGTAGGTTTATTATTTACATCAATATCGATTTTCTTTATAGCAGTTTCTGTTGCCTTGCTGATATTATGCAGAGCTTTAGGTTTAATCATGGCTTTATCAGAAATATACACATTGTCATAACCATCTACTTTTTTTGCATTAATCTCTGTTCCTCTTAACGTATTGAAGACAGCCCCAGTCCCACGGACTACAGGTTTATAGTTTTGCACATACGATTCATTTGACCGTATCCGTTTTTCTCTTTCTTTATCTTCACGTAAGTTTATCCACCGATTAGTTTCCCAATCTCCTTTACCCTGGATAACTACACCTCTTTTCGTTGTGTAGGTTATAATGCAACCACATCCAGGATGACGTTCAAACATTCCCATATCATACGCTTCATCGTATGGAACATCTGTTCCGCATCGTTCTAGACACCAGTGACAGACGTCGCCACCGCCTTTATCTGTAGTGTGTACTCCTACATCATCATATTCACGAGAAACCAAAACGTTAATGCCAGATTCATCCATGAATTTGGCACTTCTTCGCCCGATTTCATCTACATAGTTTTGAGAAGCTGAAATAAAAGTATTTTCCATAACATTGAGTGCTTCATCTACATCATCATAACTCTCAAGCTTAGAAGAAATATCTTCTGCGTATGTATTGTCATATGAAACTGTAGCAGGTTTTAAATTAACATTCGCTGCTTCGTATATGACATTTTGTGCCTGTGACGTTATATTCATAACATCTTGATAGTTTGCTTCTAAAATCGGATTTAGAATCTCTTGCGTAACAGTTAAATCACCATTGCTGACTTGTGATATTGCTTTTTTTGCTAACTGTCCTGAGCGTTCACTATATTTTTGAGCTGCTTCATAACTTGCTTTGCCGCTCTCAATCGATTTTCTAAGACGTATAAGTTCAGTGTCGTTCTCAATCAATCGCAAATATACTGATTTTGCTTTCTGAACAATATCGTTCATTAGAAGTTATCTCCATCAATACCTAGAATATCTCTCATACTATCGTTGCCAATATATCCAGGCACTGCTTGATTAACTTTGAGAGCTGCATCACCAAGCGCTGCAATACCGGACGCATCAGGCGCATAGATTGGTTCCCACAATGGTTTTGTTTCATACACTTGATTTCTTGCGTATGGATACTTATCACGGATGCAAGCTGCTAAATATCCAGCATTAAGAAAACCAGTTCCGAATGATCTCTGTGCTTTTTCTGCAATTGATTTTAGATTCTCATGCGACGCTCTAATTGCTTCATAGCTTGTTGGGTTTGAAGATGCGATTCCTAGATCATCAAGCGTTAAACCAGTTTCCACAGTAAATAAAGCCGCATACTCTTTAATTTCTTCAACGTATGGTGACAATTGAGCCTGCGAGAACTGGCCAAGTGTAGGAACACTACCATCTTCTCCCCTATTAATCTGTAGGAAGTCTGACATTGATGCTTTACCTGTTGCATTAATTGGTTCTGCATCAACATCCATTCCTAACAAGTATTTTTGTGGAAATGAATTAACTTCAGAGCAGATAGCCATGTTCATCAATGCATCCTTTGCGTTGTTCTGATGGCTTATACAAGCTCGGCTTATTCTGGAATGACCAAATGGTCGTTTTGCATCAGGTCGGTTGATAATAGGCACCAATAAAGGATATGGTGCTGTGTTTTCTACTGAATATGGATTATCTCCTTTTTCGTAGATAACTGTTTTCCCTTTTATAAACCATGCTTCAATCATTGGATTATCGTTATCGTCACGTTTTAGCACTGCATATCCTTCGACAAGCATGCCTGTGATAGGGTCCATGATGCCTGTAGCATTACCACCATCGATAACTTGTAATCGTGGAAATCCTGTTTCATCTTCTGAAATGTAAATAAAGTTACATGATGTGATTAATGCACCAAGAATTGCAGAATCATACAAAATATCACTGTTATTCATTTCGAAAATTTGTTGCATATTAAAATTGTCGTTCTTAAATCCTCTAAACCGTAAGCGATCGGCCATTGAGTCAACCGCCTTAGTACACCAGCCAAGTGTAAACTTAAATTTGTTTTGTAGGTCTGCCGGCACCATCAAATTTCTAGGTTGGTGAAAATCCTTCATTTCGTAGTAGCGATATCTTGTTTCTACTCTACTTCTTTTAGACAATAACTTACGTCTCAAATATGCTATTCCTTTGTAATTCGTCATCATGTATCCTCCATAAAAAAAGCGGCTATTTTACTAGTCGCTTGTGAAAAAAATGGTATTTCAGCGAGAAATATTCGCAGTAACGGGCGTGTGTTGCGAAAAGCATGGTGGTAGGGGTCACTCCCCCCTATGCTTTGTACGTTTTCCAGTCCATTGACTGTGGTAAAACCCTGTTATCTATGCTCTTATCCGCTATGTATTTTTTGTTAATAACTTTGTCTGACTTGCCACGATTGCATGATAGATGTGCAAGCTGTAAATTCTGCAAATCTGATGGATGACCACCTTTAGAAATCGGAATAATGTGGTCAACCGTCGGACTCATCGGATCAGGAAACTTCAGTGAGAAGTCTACAGGCTTTCCACATATAGCACATATTGTCTGCGTTGCGTATATAGTCTTTTTATTCTTGTCAAACGCAGCTCTGAATGTTCCGTCTTTGTCTGGTCTATTTCTTGCGTATTTACCCTGTCCCATGCATTCCTCCTTCTTCTTATGTACATTAGAAACTATCAGCAAAGTATGTCATATGAGTACACATGGAAAATAAGCCAAATTAATTTCAGAGGGAAACTGCTGATAGTTTCAAATCTGCATAAGAAAAAAACCACAAACATTTCTATTTATGGTTTTCGCCTACGCCCATTATACTGCGTTTTTTCAATAGACATGTCTATTTTTCTAGTTTTGCTAAAATCTTTTCGATTTGATTATATATTGTATCTTTGTTACTGCATAACTCAATTGCCAAATCTCTAAGCGTTTTCTTATTTTTATATCTTTTTTCTATCAGCCCCATCTCATCATCACTTAGTATATTCAACTTTACTTGTACCCTGCTAATTAAATATATCAAGTCTTGTTTTTCTTTCATTAAATCATCTTGTTCTTGAAAAAGATCTAGCATATTGATGTTGCTATATATTTTGGTGCCCTTTTGATACTTTGCCTCATCCTCGCTCATTATACGAGGACCACCAATAGAAGTAAGCTGCGCATCTATTTCGGTAATGCGATAGTTGACTTCTTCTAGTTTTCTTTTGTACGCATAGTGATTCTTTAATTCTCTATCAATCACACGTACGCTTTCTCTATATAGTTCATCCATCATTTATATCGACCCCCATTACCCAATCTTCTTGCAATACTCTCATTAACCCAATTCAATCGATTTTCAAGTATAAATAATTGACATGTGTTTACTTCGGAAAATTCATGTCTTCTATGTGCACACTTTACTCTTTCAATCTCTTTTTCTAAATCATTTCTTTTTTTGTATAGAAGGGCTAATTTAATTTCTTCTTTCTTAGTCATTATCATCTACTCCTGCAAGTCGGCTAGCCACCATAATAAACACTCCAAAGAATACTCCACACGTGAAGGATAAAATGGCAATCATCATTATTTATCCTCTGGCATGATGTACATAGCCGTTTCGCCCCAAAAACTATCGCTGATTAAATCATTCATAATTTCATGTGCTACCGATTTGTCTGAATATCTTCCTAACAAGCGGTCATCATTGTCTATTGTTGCACGTACTTCATATTGAAGCTTATTGTCTATTGTCTTATCGATAATATAAAGCTTCTTAATGTTTGGATTGTAATAAATTGTGTCTTTATTCTGTGTTTGAATTGAATACATTTTTATCTCCTTTTTCTATTAGTTTGTGAGTGTAACAGAATCAGAGCTATGTAACTCTCACTTCAAAGCCTTATTTTCTTAATAACGCTTATCAATACTGCTTTATCTTGTTTTCTTCTGTTTTTGAGTGTTACAAAAATCGAATGTTACACTCACGCTTGTTTTTACTTTATTTTTGATACATGCAGGAATGTTATTTTCTATCCCCATTTTTCTGTATGATTGATAGACTCTCTAACATCCTGTATGTCGGATGGCTCTAACATGATGTACAACATTGTTTCAGCTGCACTCTCGTGCATCAGAAGTTTTTGTGTTGTTAATAGATCATGTGTTTCATCCCAATACCAACGCCCATATGACTTTCTTAAACTGTGGCAAGCCACAGGATATTCAATGCCTGCTTCTTTGGCCAATTGTTTAATCACTCTCCAAGCCTGCTGACGCGTGATTGGGTATCCTTTAAAGCCCTGTCTAGACTCAAAGATATATTCATTCGGCTGAATGCCATATCGCTCTACATACTCTTTAACAGCTGCGTACACATCCGCATTCATCGTAAATTGTTGTACCTTCCCTGTTTTCATTTCTACACACGTATATTGACCGCCAGCGATATCTCTTGGAGTTAGTTCTATTAGTGTCTCAATGCGATTTCCTGTATTCACTCCCAGGATAAGCAGTATATAGTTTCGATACCATACGCGAAACTTCCAACTGTTTGGATCGTGTTTATCTCTATGATTCAGACAACAGCGGACCATTTCATCAAAGTCTTTCTTGATGAAAGGCTTAACGATTTCTCGACCATGCTTATCAGCAGTCTTACGAAGGTATCCTTTTGTACGTTGCAATCTTCTAAGCGTTCTCATCCACGTACTCGACTCCAAGTTGTTTTAACTCTTCTATATATCCATTCATTTCAGAGTTAAATTCATCTAAAATCACATTGCGTACTTTTATAGATAAATTTCCATCAATTTCAAAATTGATGTAGTTAATTCTTACGCAAGCATCATGTATTCCTTCTTTTTTTGAACGATTAAGAGTTGCAGTTTCTTTTTTTAAACTGTTTATTTTATCAAGTATCGTTTCTACTTTTTCTATATCACTTGATTTCATCATTCTGCTTTTCCAACCTTTCTTTTAATCGTTCCACCTTTTTTATACGCATTAGGCCAACTTCTTCACCACTAATTTTGTATAGTAGTAACATCTGATCCAGCATGATTAGCACATCTGCCATTTCTTCGATTAAGTGTTCTCTGTCGAGTTTCCCTCTAAAGTCCTTGCAGATTTCTTTTGTGAGTTCACTCATTTCTTCGATAGCCATTAGCTTCTGCGCTCTTACACCATACGTTTCTATGGCTTGATTATATGTATGAGTGACTTCCTGATAGTTCATCATTCATCATCCTCCACTTCTTCATATGATTTGATTATCCATCCGCATTCCTTTGTTTCACCTTCATACTTATGGCACAATCCATACAGCATGGCCAAAGCAGCATCTAACTCTAACCCTTTCGCAATTACGTATGAACTTGAATCTAATATTTTATATTTAATTTCAACCATTATTTTTATCCCTTTCTGCTATTAGTTGTTTCAAAAAATTTAGTTCATATCCGCTTTCTATGAATTTAATTGCAATTGGTTTGTTGCATCCATTTCCGAGATATGTGTAAATATATTCAAAATCATCTTCAGTAAAATCAGTTCCTAAAAATTTATTAACTGAAGTCATCAATTCTGTTTGATATTTTCTGTTTCTCCATTCTTTTTCATACGGCTCTGTTTTATAACACCTACTTACAGAAGAAATAAGTCGCCGGATTAATTCGCAATCAGAGTCGATATTTTCTAGTGAGAAGAAAAAATTACTTTTACTATCCAAAATAATTTCAAATCCATCATTGTTGCATTTTACGAAGCTCTCTTTGAACGCTGCCATTATCTTTATCAAAAGATTTCTTATTGAATCATTCATTATCTTCACCACCTAAATCCATTATTAACGAACTCTTCCAACATAACCCACGCTCTTATGAATATTGATATGATGCATGCACAGATGAATAATCCTACGCAGCAGCAGAATACAGCAAATACTATGATTGCTATTGTTCCAATTGCTAAATATATATATTCCATTATTCGTTCTCCATAAACTGAATAGATACCGCTTGGGCTTCTATAACTTCACCTTTTTCTGTTTCGATAACTGCAACTGGATAAGCAAGCACTCCACCATCATCTCCACCTATCATTAGCGAAGGCCCCATTATAATGCTTCTTTGAAAAAACCCGTGGAATGTACATACTGTTTTTTTATATATACATTTTCTATTTAATATTTCATGCATTTGGATCACCCCACATTCGTTTGAATGCAAGTTTTGAACCAAACTCGAATTTAAATGTATCCTCTTTCGAACACTTTGCGTTTGCGTGGCGAACGCATTTTCCATCAATGAAGTAAGCAGCTGTTATTCTCCGCCCTTTCTTGATGATGCGAATCTCTTCATCTTTTTCTTTTGGCCCATAATCACCCGTTAATGCTTCGTATAAATTTTCAAATGCACATTGTAATGCCGTTGTTAAATCACTTATCATTTCAAATCCTCCTAAATTTATTTTCTATAACTGCAAGCATGTATCCATCTGGATTTAATACTTGTTTCTCAATGCCAGGTTCTAATCCATATACTTCGCACGTGCGCATCCATACCTGATTGATTTCTTCATCTGAACATCGATTAATTCCAGCTATCACGGATGGTTCTGTGATGGTAGCAAATACATGCAGCAATGATTCTTTTGTACGGTTAATTCTTTCTACAATATTCTGGTTATCCATACATGGATTTAAAACTTCGATTTCCCTTTGAACCGGCTGAATCAATAACATCTCGATTCTTTTCAAATCAACGCAATCACCTATATCATCATCAGTCTTATCTAGTCTAATCATGTCTAATCTAGTAGCAGCGGAAATGTCAGCATTTTTTGAAATATTGTCTACAATTCTTATGTTTTTGTATTCATTCTGTGAAAAATTGACACACTGAAAACACTTTTCTATCTCCACAAATTTTGCACGCGCCTTGTATTGAAGAAAACGTTTTTGGATGGTAGCAGAAGTGAGGACTAAGAATTGGTTGTATATCTCCAAAGAGAACAATCCTCGTCGCAAACACTCCTCTACAATTTGCTCGACCTTCTTTTTATCAGCTCCGATTTCTCGGGCGAACAGGTACTTTGTGTCGTCGTCCCACTTGCAATAATAGCCTTCGTCTCGATAGATCATAGTCCAGAGCTTAACTAGTATTGCGTAACCTGTCAGTCCATAACGTGCTTCTATAGACCGAACGTCTTTATCCATTTGTGTGTCAAGTAGGAATGCTTTTATTCCTTTTGACATTTTTTTCTTATCCTTTCATCTAACTAAATCTTTCAAGTTGCATATAGCTTCTTTTAAATCACTACGCTGCAGATGATTGTTTTTTAAATATCTAAACCATTTGATGGTAGACATCTTCTTTCTTAGGTTGTCCACGCTATCGTGCGTATATTGACTATCTACGATTGATTCAACTGTTTCAAATACATCTGTCTTGTTTTTTCTATCAGCAGTGCCTATGCACATGTTTTCTGACATCATCATGTTTGGCATTGGAAATCTGTATAACTTTGTCTCGATTCCTCTATATTGCATATATGTATACATGCTGATGCTTGTTACTTTTTCTGATGTATATTTCACATGATAGATTGCATTTGGAAAATTGATTGTGTATGCCTTACCAGCATACGTAACAATACGTCTATGTTCAGGCTGTCTATAAATCACCTGGTTAGGCGAAATCGCTAGGATTTCAACATTTACTAGCTTAGGTTTATCTTTGGAATGTTTGTCTTTTTTATAAGCATATTTTTCAACTTTTCTAACAAATGTATCCACTGATACAGATTTCCAAATTTCTTTTTCGCGATCAACACTTAGTATTTCTACATCAGGATTTGTGCTTGAGATTCTACATATGAGTTGGCTCATAAAATGACCTCCATTTCAGAACAGAACGATTGAATGATATCTTCTATAATTTGTTCATTTCCCATGCACATTTGATAGTCTTCTCGGTGTATGTCAAGAATATTAATGAATCTATCTACATCGTGTGTAACATCGTTATGTTGATTTGCCGGAACTGTTTCCAATAGTTTTAGAAGCGTACTATCAA